GGTGACTGTGACCGAGGTTTCTAGGTCGTAGATTCGGTCAATGAGCATACTGATTGGTTCTAGCAACTCACCTTCTCGTTCAGTCCAGTCGTGACCAGAAGGTAGGTCACGGATGATACTGAGCGGGTTGAATTCAGCGACAGAGCCACCATTGGCTACTGTTCTGCTAGGTACAGCCTTGAGGACCGTACCAGCAAAGGTGCTGATGTAGTTGCCGTCTGACTCATCAACTATCTGATGAGCCAGTTCTATGTCTCTGGCGTCCTTGGCTTCAAGGCAGTCAGGGCAGAGTTCTACTAGCGCTTGGCACTGATAGCACATAGTTTGGATAGTGATGCCCAGCGGGTCTGACATAGGTTCCTTTCCGATATAGATACTTTCTATATCTACTATTCAGACCTGCGCCGATAGGCGCTAGCCCCTGCTCAGGTACAGATTTATTAACAGCCTAGCCCCCGCAGTATTTGTTTTTACGGCGGGGCAGATAGTATGTAGTCCAGCATACTGACGGACTGTATCTGTACGGCGACAGCCAAACAGGATGGGGTCTAGATGACCCCAGACTGTTTAAAGTGGGGTTGAACTTCTATAGGTAACTCCCAAAACTATTTTCCCGTACAAAGATAGCACCCCTGCACTGTCCTAGTTTGTCCTATTTTAGATAGCCTATTATGTGAGTTGTATAACAGTTTTGTTATAAACCGTTCGGAATGGCTGTTTGAACGGATTAATACTATATAGGGGCACAAAGTGCCCACTGATGGTAGCAAGGTCTTTAGGACCTTGCGTTACAGACTGTATCTACTGTCTGTTTCTAACTGTCTGTACTAACTGACAGTATCTATACAGATGGGACACTTCTGTGACTTTTCAGAAAGGTAAAGCCAACCCTAGGGCAGAGGCTATGGCAGCCGCAAAGGCTAAAGTAATAGCCCTTGTCTCTGAAGGCTGGGCGCCTCATAAGGCGATGGCTGAGGCTGGTAAGCAACCCGACACTATCCGAATCTGGATGATGCGGGATAAGAAGTTTGCCGCTGACCTGACACAGGCAAAAGAAGACGCCAAAGAGCGTTCCTTGACCGCCCTGGGCATAGCCCGTGAAGATATAAGTTTTCCACAGTTCTCTGAGATGTTCTTAGAGCAGAAGGTCTTTCCCCACCATCAGGACTGGATTGACCTGCTAGAAGGTAACGAGCCTAGTTGGCTCCACCCAAGTATGATTTATGAGAAGGGCGACCCTAACCGCCTTCTTGTAAACGTGCCGCCTGAGCACGCCAAGTCCACCGTTATTACGGTGAACTACTCTACTTACCGCATCGCACTAAATCCCAATGTCAGAATCATCGTAGTTTCTAAGACGTTGGTCAAAGCACGTGAGTTCGTGTATGCCATTAAACAAAGGTTAAGCCACCCGCGCTGGTTGAAGTTGCAGACAACATTTGGACCAGAAGGGGGATGGAAAGAAGATTCCGATACCTGGCGTGTTGACACCGTCTATTTGGGAAGCGATGCCCGTAATTCATCTGAGAAGGACCCGACGATTCAGGCGCTCGGTATGGGGGGTCAAATCTACGGTGCCCGTGCCGACCTCATCATTCTTGACGACTGTATTACCACTGCCAATGCTCACGAGTATGAGAAGCAGATTAACTGGCTACAAAAAGAAGTTATCACCCGTTTGGGTAAGAATGGCAAATTGCTAGTAGTTGGGACCCGAATTGCGCCGACAGACTTTTATAAAGAACTCCGTGACCCGAAGCATTGGTCGGGCGGTAAGAGCCCGTTCACTTACATGGGTATGCCTGCCGTGCTGGCATATGCGGATAAACCAAAAGATTGGGAAACTCTCTGGGCTAAGTCGGACGTTCCGTGGGATGGCGATGATGAGACACCTGACGAGCAAGGGCTCTACCCGAAATGGGATGGACCGACACTAGCCAGACGTAGAGGAGAGGTGACTCCATCTACGTGGGCATTGGTCTATCAGCAAGAAGATGTCACAGAAGATTCAATCTTCCCAGCAGAACTGGTGCAAGGTTCGCTGAATGGAATGCGTAAGCGTGGTCCGCTAAGACCAGGCGCTGCAGGTCATCCTAACCAAGTTGAGGGATATACCGTCATAGGCTTTGACCCTGCTATGGCAGGTAATGCTGCTTTTGTTGCTATGACCTACAACAGACACGATGGAAAGATTTACATACTTGACTGCCTGAATATGGCAGAACCAACACCACAGAAGATTAGGCAGGCTATTGAGGAGTTTGTTCAGAAGTACAAGCCGCAAGAACTCCGCGTTGAAATCAACGCCCACCAAAAAGCCTACTCCCTTGACTCAGACTTACACCAATGGCTCGCATCTTATGGTGTTCGCCTCAATGCTCACTTCACTGGAAAGAATAAGTGGGATACCAACTTCGGAGTCGCAGGAATGTCTACGCTCTTTGGAACTGTCCTCAACGGCAAGCACCAAAAGAACAACATCATTGAACTCCCAAGTACTGAAAATTCTGAAGGACTTAAGGCTTTAGTTCAACAACTTATTACGTGGAAGCCCAACACCAAAGGTAAGACTGACTGTGTGATGGCTATGTGGTTTGGTGTGCTGCGATGCCGAGAGTTTATGCAGCAGAACTCCTATGTTCAGAGATATGCCCACAACCGTTGGGCTACTAGAGCACAGGCACAAAAACGTTACTCAGTAAATCTAGACGAAGCCATTGCAGAGCAGTGGCAACAGACATACGGATAGGAACTAATGGCTACGCCACCGCTTAATAAAGATGTTAAGGAAGTCATTAAAGAGATTTCTAAAGCACCTTTTGGAAGAGCATCTAAGCCTGATAAGTCTAGACCGATGTTGACTGTTACTGAAACTGAACAAGCAAAAGAAGCAGCAAAAAAAGTACCTCCAGTAACTGTTAAAAAAGAGGGACTTAAACTTACTGATGTTCAAAAAGATAAAGCAATTAAACAAATTGCTAAAGAACGCAGTATAGCATATAACGAGGCTAAAGAAGTATTACGTAAAGAACTTGCAACCACTCCTAAAGCAACACCTGTAAAACAAACGGATGTTGTATTAAGTAAAGCAATTCCTACACGACAAGAAATAGAAGATGTTGCCCCACGTGCGGTTACGTATAGAGGTAAAGTAATTTATCTTACACCCGCTCAAATAAAACAACTTGGTCTATCTGTAGACTATCCAGAAACTACTTTTGGAAATCTTTTTGGTGAGCAACAACCTAAAACTCAATATGAAAGAATGACTGGAATTAGTCCACTTAGCAGACAAATAAAAGACATTGAGTCTGCTAAAGAAGAAACAAGGTTGCGTACCCAAGCACTAAATGATTGGAATAACCAAGCACGAGCCGCTAGTGTAAATCCAGAAGTTAGAAGCCCAGCAGAAGCATTAGGCAAAGCAACTCCAGATTCTGCTAAAGCAGAAGCATACGCTGAAAGGCTTTATCAAAAGGCTTATAAAGAATTGTCACCTAAAGAACGTAAAGATATTAAAATAATTATAGAAGAAGAAAATAGACGAGCACAAAAAGCAACACGTTCTACAGTTGGTGCAAAAATGGACGAAGAAAAGGTATTGCGTCCAGGAGTGAAAAAATACCGTTATAGCCCTAAACCAGGTGTTGTTCCAAAGATACCTATACCACCATCACAATTAGGTGGATTAAATGCTTTAGGATTTATAGGTATGGCAGCAAGTGCATTTTTTAATTATAAATTAATAGCAGAACAACAGCAACAAAAATTACAAGATGAAGCGATGAACTAAGGATGGCGATGTTATCTATTGAGCAAATCTCAGCCCGTGTAGAGAACCTACGTGAGCGTTCTGCTGAGCGTGATGCACGCCAACAAGACGTGCTTGCTGTCCGTAAAGGTCAGATTGCTAGCGTATATCCTGATTTCTTTCCTGAAGGTGTAGATGCAAATGTCGTTGCAAATTTTATTGACATTGTTGCACGTGACCTTTCGGAGGTTATGGCGCCACTACCGTCGGTCAACTGTTCGGCAGCGAATCAGGCTAATGACCGCGCTCGTAAGTTTGCTGACACCCGCACTCGTATTGCTACTAATTATTTTGCTCACTCGGACCTTCAGGTCCAGATGTATACAGGCGCAGACCTATACATCACATTCGGTTTCGTTCCATTCATAATTGAGTTGGACGAAGAAGCAGGGCTGCCGCGTATCCGCATAGAAAACCCAGTGGGCGCTTACCCAGAGTTTGACCGCTATGGTCGCTGCATTGCCTTTGCAAAACGCTACTATATGGCTACTGGAGAACTTGCTTCGCAGTTCCCTGAGTATGCAAATATCTTGCTTGGCAGAGAAATGTACAAGTCAGATATGAACTCACAGTTAGAGGTTGTTCGTTATTATGACGACCAGCAATCTATTCTGTATGTGCCAGAACGCAACAACCTAGTACTGTCACAGGCTAAGAACCCTATTGGCAAGATGATGGTTGTAGTAGCACGCCGTCCTTCAGTTGACGGCGAGATGCGTGGACAGTTTGATGACGTACTCGGTATTCAGTTGCTTCGCAATAGGTTCGCATTACTTGCGATGGAAGCAGCGGAAAAGTCCGTACAGTCTCCGATTGTTTTGCCATCAGATGTTAACGAACTGGAAATGGGTGGCGATGCTGTTATTCGCACCGCTAACCCTGCTGGTGTACGCCGCGTTGATTTGAATATTCCACCTGGAGCATTCACAGAACAAGCGCTACTACAGCAAGAACTACGTACTGGAACACGTTATCCAGAGGGACGTACAGGAAACATTGATGCCAGCATCATCACGGGACAAGGTGTGCAGGCGCTTATGGGAGGCTTTGACACACAGGTCAAGTCTGCTCAGGCTATCTTTGCTTCATCACTACGTGACGTTATCTCCGTCTGCTTTGAAGCGGATGAGAAGTTCTTTGATTACGAAAAGACTATTCGTGGTGTAGATGCTGGTAGCCCGTACCAGATTACATACAAGCCTTCTAAAGATATTAAGAAAGATTATTCAGCCGATGTTCGCTACGGAATGTTGGCAGGACTTAACCCAGCACAGGGTCTTATCTTTATGCTACAGGCACTTGGTGGCGGTTTAATTTCAACAGACCTTGCTATGCGTGAGTTGCCATTTGGTATCAACGTAACACAAGAGCAAGAAAAGATTGAGATTGAGAATATGCGTAAGTCGCTAGTTCAATCTCTGCAAGCCTATACACAAGCCATTCCGCAGATGGCAGTACAAGGTGGGGACCCATCAATGGTAATCAAGAAGGTGGCTGACGTTATCAAGGCGCGTCAAAAAGGCGTGCCGATTGAAGACGCAGTTGAAGAAGTCTTTGCACCTGAAGAATTACCTCCTGCTGGTGCTCCACAGGTTGAGCAACCGTCCCCTGCTCCCGCTGCGCCAGCAGGAGGCGCTCTTGCCGAAGGCGCTCCACCGTCTTTGCAAACATTATTGTCTAATTTAACATTAGGTGGAAAAGCAAGCGCTAGCGCTAGAACTTCTACTCAGAGGTAGTTATGCCACCCCGTAAAAAAATTAACAAGGCTAAGCCACAGCCAAAGCGTAAGCGCACAACAAAAGAACCCGTACTAGTAAAAATTGATTTCTGGGCTATTGCAGCAAAAGAAGTTTATGACGCTTGTCTTCGTGCTGGTTTTGACGAAGGAACTGCTATGGCATTTGCTATGGATAGGTCAAGTTATCCCGACTGGATAGTTGACCCGCTAGACCCAATTAAAAATCCCTTGGACGACTTTGATGAGGAGGAGGACAACTAATGGCAGAAGTTAGAGAACAAGTTTCTGGAATTGGTGCTCAATCTAAAAGAACCGATTTAAATGTTTCTAAACAACCTGTTAGATATATTTCTGGTATGTCCAATATGGGACAAACAACTGGACAAGAAGTTTTGGACCAACAGTCGGGTGCTCCTATGGTTGCTGTAGAAACACCCCGTCCGTTGCCACCAATTGTGGATTTTAATGCGCCTACTCAATTTAAAAATGAACCTATTTCTTCAGGTGCTGATTATGACCTTACTACGCCAGGATTGTCATCTGTTATTCCACAACCAGTATCAGCCTTAACAACAATAGAAAAGGCTATGCAATACGACACTACAGGAGTATCCGAATTTCTTTACAGTAGAATGAATAGATAACCTATGTCAAACCAAGGTTTTATTCCAGTAACTATTGATTTAGATACTTTAGAAAATACACCAGAAATGATTCAAGTCAGAAACGCTGGTGCATTTACACCAGAAGAGTCTGCACGTTGGAATGGTATGGCTAGGTTAACCAACCTTAATACTTTTTTAATGACTGACCCTGACATCAATAATGCAAGAAATACTTTTAATGCTCTAGACCCTACAATACAAAAGGCTTTGATTGATTTTAATCCAGAGGCTGAGTATGCAAAACTTGATGAAAAAGGATTTTTAAGTAAATTTACAAATAATTTATTTATAGTAAAATTGCTTAGGGAGCCTTTGCCGACCCTTGTATCGGCAGCCGAAACCTACACAAAGGCTGTAGAAAATACCGCTCTTAATGCTTTAGAGTTTAGCAAAAAAATTAGAGAAACAGGCTTAAGCATTTTTGGCGGACCAGATGCTTTTGAAAAAGTAACTAATCCAGATTATTGGACTACGGGTTGGAATGCCTACAATAAATGGAATGAAATAGAAACAGATAAATTAGATAACTTTTATAATAAAGCAACTGGTGTATTTGTAAGAGGCATTCTTGATGGAAAAAATCAATTAGAGATTTTCCGTGAGTATGGTGCTATTGATGAAGATATGGTTAACATATATTCTAAATTCGGAACACCAGAATTTGATGAAATTGCAAACCGTTATTCTCGTCAAAAAATAAATCTTGGAAGCAGGATTGTTGACTGGGCTGGAAGATTTGCTCCATTAAAAGAAAACCCAACTGCAACTGATACTTTACGTGAGGCTATTGCTGCTTCTGTTCTTAGTATCGGGGGTATGCGGAATGTTACAAGAAATAAGTATGGCGAATTTGTAACAGAAAAATTATTTAAACCTGATGAGTATGGAGACCCAGGCACAGGTTTAGATATAGTTGCACTTGGAGTAGTGGACCCTTTAACCTATGTTACTTTTGGCGGGTCAAGGGGTATGGCTCTTACTGCGTCTGCTAAAACAACAGCAGAATTACAAAATGCAGCAAATGCTGCAGCGCTAATAAGAAGTGTTGAACAATTATTTACAGACCCTGCATTTTCTGTAAAAAATAGTAATTTTATTAATGACCTTAATACTTACAGAAATGCTCTAGATAAAAAAGATTTAACTACGGCTGGTGCTGCAAGAGTAAAAATATCATTAGACCACCCTGAATATGATGATGATGCGTGGCTAGGTCTGCTTATGAAGAGCACGGTTGTTAAAGGCGATAAAGAAGTTCCTATTACTGATATGGATACTTACTTTGAGTTTTTTAAATCGGGTCAGTATGTTAACTCGCTAGTAAATGGAACTGTAAATAACATTATTACCGCCCGTGAAGGTGTGGTTGCTTTACAGAAACGTCAAAATTTATTTGTTAATAATTTAAGAAAATACAGTGCTAAAATATTTCAAGGCTTAGACACTGGTGTAGTAATAGGTGCTAAACCTATGCCTGGTGAAATTGTAGATACCTGGGCTGATTTTGAAAAAACAATTTTGGCTAGACCTGTTTTAGACGTTGCTGGCGCTCCAGAAGAAATGTTAGACGAAATTGTAAAAAGCGAAACTTTGCTAAACAGTCTTACAAGACCAAAAGAATATGGCATTAAAAATGTTAATAGATTATTTGGTGAGTTATTCACAACAATGCCAACTTCTCGTGGTCAAATTTTTTGGTCAGATGCTCTTGTAGATAAAGGGCTAGATAATTTAAGAAGATATGCACGCCTTATCACAGGAGATAGATTGCGTGCTGAATTTATAACTCAGTTATATAAATCTTCAACCAGAAACGAACGAATCAACATAATGTATAATTTAGATAAGTTATACTTACAGGAAATAGCAGGTGCTAGTTCTACAAATGCAGGTGTTGAACTTACGCAAAGCATTTTAAATTCTAGATACATTGGTTCTGAGTTGGCAAGCGTTGCAAATTATTTAGAAGATGTTCCAGATGTATTTAAAAATCTTAACGATGTAGATACACTACCGCCAGGTGCCAGTGCATTTATGCACCTAACTGATGGTATTACATTATTTGATTTTGACGACGTACTGCAAAAAGTTTATGGCAGTATGGGGAAGCCAGGAACAAGAGCCGTAAGTTCTACTGAATATAAATATGGTCCCACAACATATAAAAATATATTTAAGAAACTTGGGTATTTATGGTGGACTGGTTCTACTAATAATGAAATATCTAGAATTATAAATCGTGGTCTAGTATTTTTATACCTCTTTCCTAAACTAGGTGTTAAAACCGCAACTGACGAAGCCACGGTTTTAGCAAATGTTTCTAGTCCTGATTTGTTGGTTAATGGAATTGCTGGTAAGGGTCGTGCCTTAAGCGCAATTAATGTTGCTATTAAGGGTGACACTAGTTTTCAAGGTCCTGTAAAGTCAATATTGCTTGATTTGTTTGGCAAGAACCCTGCTAAATTTGCAGATGCTGCACAACGCAAGGAATTAACTTCTATGAAAATGGTAGAAATTCCTTTAAGAGACCCCGACACTGGCAAAGAAATAATTCAAAAAGAACTTTTGTCTGCTGAAGAATTTTTTGGCAAACCACCAGAAGAAATTTTGGTAGACGAAGCAATTGCTAAATATGGAAAAGTTCTTTCTCCAAAAGAAAAACAACGGTTTGCTGAGCATTTTATGCTAGAAGGAGATACCGTAAGTGATGCAATAATTGGTTCATCAGTTGCCTCTACTTATGGCGATTCACTTGCACCAGCAACAAGACTTGCTAAAGAAATTTATGGCAAAAGTCCCCTTACTAGAGCATTTGATTCACTAGAACTTAAAGTGCTATCTAAACCATACCTAGTCAAGGCAAATAAATTAAATGAATTTGAAAGACAATTTGCTCAGTACAGTTATTTTTATAAGTTATTTGCAAAAAATGACAAGTATGGTGTAGAGCCTACTCGTATATTTATGAACTACAATGCTTTAAAAACTGAGCAGGATGTTCAAGGTTTTGTAAATACGATGATGGGCTGGTTTGGTTGGACAAAAGAACCTACTGCCAAGACTATTGCTAAGGCAATTAGGATAAATGATGAGTTTGGGCAGGTTCAACAACTTCGTGCTGCTGGAAAATCCGAAGAAGAAATAAGTAAAATAATTATTAAAAATATGGCTATTGAAATGCGCTATATTTTTCACGGTGGTTCTGGCTACAATCAAAAATTAGTTGATTTGTTACGACAGAAAGCATCAGAAACTGTAGAAAAGATTGATAAGTCACAAAGAATTGCCGATGCTAAAATGGCACAGCGTGAACGCGCAGGTGCTGAAGAAGTAATTAGCGACGTTGAATTAGCAAGAAGACAAAAATATTATCGTGAGGCAACTGCCTGGAGAACAATAGTTGGAAAGTTAAACTGGGAAGAATTTGAAGAGGCAACAAAAGGTTTTGTCATCAAAGGCGAAATTAAAACAGATGTTGCTTTTCCTGAAGTTTTAAAAGTTGCTAAAGAAGCAGGTGATATTAAGTCCCGTGCTACAAATGCTATTGCTACAGGATTTAGAGCAATGGACCGTACTAGCAATGACCTTACACGTTCCGATGTTTACTTCTTAAAAGTGCTTGAAGAAAGAGAAAAGTTAGAAGCAAATGAAGAATTATATACCAACTATCTTATTTCTCAAGGCGTTGACAAAGAAAATGCTTTAGTTCAATCTGCTGCTGTAATGGCTAATCAAGCAAGATATAACGCTGCAAATGATATGTTAAAGTATGTAGATAATCCTGCATTGCGTTCTCAGTTAGCGTTTAATATGCGAGTGGTTGGTCGTTTTATTCGTGCTACTGAAGATTTTGCTAAGAGAAGTTTGCGTTGGATGCTAAAACATCCTACGTCTATTCCTTATAGAATAGGTCATTTGAGTCACGCAACAGATGGTTCTGGTGTTACATACACCGATGATGATGGTAATACATATGTAGTAATTCCTAATGATGGTGTTTTTTGGCAAGACATAGCACCAGCAATAGTAATGCTTGGAACTCCTCAAGGATTGATTACTGCAGGTAAAATAGGTATTGATGGTCTGCGCGGTCAATCTATTAAAGATAGTCCTTACTGGGGCTTCTTTAAACAGGTTGAGTGGAATCAATACACAATGAAATTGTCTATTTTGAATCCATCTTTGATGGAAAACTCTGGCGTTTATACATTGTTGGGTCCTAATATAGGACTACCAGTTATTGCTATCAGAGATTTTCTTGTAGGTAAATTAGCCCAAAGTCAACAAAGTCCAGAACTTGCTCAGTTTGGTTTATCAATAGATAATATTTTACTCGGCGAAATTTCTGACGACACCACAATTTGGCGTTCTATAATTCCACCTGCTGTAAATAATTTCTTTAAATCTCTTGACGGAGAATATAAAGATAATCAAGGTGCAATTGCTGCATATCAGGCTATTGCCTATATGCAATATATCAATCCTAAAAAAGCAGAAGACTTCTTAAATGAAACTGGAGATGTAGACCCAGGTAAAGCACAAGAATTTTTGAATGAATGGCGAATTCAAGTGTCTAACGTACTGGCACAAAAGGCTGGATTTAATACAATCTATGGTGCTCCTATAGCACTAGGTACTCCTGAAATTTCTAAATACCTGAGAGATAATGGAACTGTTACTTTTACAAAAGAGTATGGAGACATACTTAGGGCTGTATTAGATTTCAATCAGGAGAATGGTTTCTTTATTAAAGACCCCTATGCAACGGCAATTTCTCTGCACGCTTTAGAAAGACCTGGCAAACTAATATTTCAGGTACCTAAAAATCTTAGAGAGACACCAATAGCAATAAACTATACAATGGAAACTTATCTATGGGGTGTAAAAAATAGAAAGTTTATCCAGAAATATCCCAACGCTAGTTGGGTATTTGCTCCCAATGTTGGTGAGTATGACCCTAGAGTTATTGCCTATATGGAAGCAGCCGACTTAATACCTGTAGGTAAGAATCCATTTGATGATAACAATGCAGCATTAAGGTCTTATATTGAAAAAACTACTGTTGCTAAACAGTTGTATGAATATTTCCAATATGATAAAGAGGTTGAAAGACTACTTAACGACCCTAATAATCCTCGTAGGAATTTTGTAGATTATCGTACAGAAATAATGCGAAAGGCTGATGTAGAAAAGGAAGCCTTAAAGTTAAGTAATCCTCTGTTGAAGCACGTATTGGAAACGCAGAAGGTTATAACTACAGAAGAACTAAGAAATAACTTTAATGAATTAAAAACAATTGTTAATCAAAATCTATTTCCAAAAGAAGTAGGTTTAGACACTAGAGATTTGTTAAAAATTATGGTTCGTTCTGCATCTGAATTACTTGTTGTTACAGAAAACAATGCAGTGGCTAGACAGTATCTAGGAGATACAGAATTACGGCAGCAAGTAGAAGTTATGTATTCTCAATATCAAGATATTGCTAGACAAAATCCTATTTTAGGTCAAGCCTGGACAGCAATTATTAAGCCAATGTTAGACAAGACATACGATTATCCAATTCAAATAGTAAGAAAGCCTGGTGATTAATGGCACGCAAACCTGTAACCAAGGGTGGTCCTAGACCAGATATTAAGGACTATAAAGGCTTGCCGAATGGTCAGGCTTTATTTGAAGAAGATATTGCTAAGTGGCAGAAATTAAATATTGGAACTCCCAGCCCGTCTTCGCCTGCTACACAGCCAGGTGGTGCTGTAGTTCCAGTAGATTCTTTGGAGTCTGATACCGTAGTTAAGTCTGGTTCGGTAAGAACTGACTGGAAATCTTTTACTGATGGTTCTTTTAATCTTCAAGAAGGTGACGCCAAAATAGGCGGAACACCTTATGTCACTGGCAAGATAGAAAAATATGGCGAAACTCCTACACCTATAGTTATTTTGCCATCTTCTGATGGGCAAGGATTTAATGTAGTACCTCGTGAGGAGTTACTGCAACAAATTGTAACTAGTATCAAAAAGGACCCCAATAATATTACTTATTGGAAACAACAGTTACAAAATTATTATCGCTCTCAAGACGCATTTACGACATCACTTCGTGGTGGTCCAGTAACTGATAAAGATACAGAATTTATTTATGCTTTACGTAGAGCGCTTAGTGAAATTAGCGCAGATAATTTTTCTGCTGGTGTTAGCAATGTTAATGCAGGTAGATTAAATACTACTGGTTTCTATGATGTTAATACCTGGATTCAAAGTAGGCTTGTTGTTCCAGGAAAAACATCTACCAGTACAAGCGAAAGCGCCTTTACTAAAAAGGCAGATGCTATTGCTGATTTTATGCGGGAAGTTCAGATACAGGTTGGTGACCCTAAACTTGTAGATAATGTAGATGCTCTTGCTGAGCAATACTGGTTAAAAGTAAAATCTGAGGAAGAAAAGCGTAAGAGTACTAGAGTTACCACAACTGACCCTATTACTGGTAATACCATTTCTATAGGCACTGGTTATCAAATGCCTTCTGCTACGCTACTCAAAGAATGGCGTATACAGTTTATTACCAAGGGCGCTATTGAAAAAGATAAAGTTATTTCTACTGGTATTAGAAATGTAAAACCCTTAGACCTGCAAGATGCTGGCGGAGAAATGGGTGATAATTATACAAAATTAAAAGGTTATGCCTATGAGTATGGCGTAAGACTAAGCGACGAAGACCTTAAGAAAAAAGCAGCAGAAGCATCACTGCCTGGTGGCTCAATAGAAGAGCAACAAAGAAGTATTCAATTGGCATCAAGGGCGTTGTATAAACCATTAGCCCCATATATTGAGGGTGGATTAAAGGTTAAAGATATTGCTAGCCAATTTATGAGAGCAAAAACTAATGAACTGGAATTGTCTGAAGGTGAAATAGATATTTTTGACCCAGATGTTCAGGCTGCTATTTCAGGAGATAAATTGCCAGGAAGTCTTGATTACTTAATGCAGATTAGGTCAGACCCCAGATACCGCTTTACGAAAAAAGCCAATGAAAGCGCTGCTGGATTTTTAGATACTCTTCTTAAAATGTGGGGGAAGGTGGGTTAATGCCTAGATATTACGAAGACTATGATGTTCCCACGGCAACTGCTGCTCAAAGAGCGCAACAAATAGAATTTGCTAAAAAAGCCGCAAAGCCAACAGTAGGTCTTGGCGCATCTTTGGCAGAACTTCAAAGGTCTGTTGATGAAAGCAAGGCTACTTCTGCAGCGCAAACACAAATTCTTGCTGAAGCACAAATGGATGTTGGTGCTGCAGCAGAAGCAAAAGTTGAGGCTAGGGAAACAGCGGAAAAGATTGCTGTTGAAACTGGCGCAAAAATAGACCCTAATACTGGAAAGATTACACCGCCTTCTGTTTCTACTTACCCTAAAGCAGGAACTATTCTTCGTTACCGTGCTGGCAGGGCTGGTTTTAGAATTCCTATTATTGCCGATGGTAAGGGTGGAGAATATGAGGGTGCAGAAGTTACTGACCCAGACTACAAACCAGGTGGCGGTGGAATTCAATTTGTAGAGTATGAATACTCTAAAGATTTTAAGAAACGTAAGGCTAAGTATTTTAATTCTGCTACTGGTGCGTTTTCCTATGGCGAGTGGGAAGATGTGCCAATGTCTAAGGAAGACTATGATGCACAGCAGGCAAAGATTCTTGCAGAAGAACAAGCACTTAATCAAAAACGAGATGCTTTTGCTCTTATTGAAGCCACTATGCGTTCTTATGGTTTTACTGAAGATGAGTTAAAAGAATTAAATACTTATATTCAGGCTGGATTATTAAATCCTAAACTAGGTCCTGAGCAAATGGTATTGCAATTAAGACAATTACCTGTATATAAAGCACGTTTTGCTGGCAACGAAGAACGCAGGGCTAGGGGTTTGAATGCCCTTTCAGAGGCAAATTATTTATTGCAAGAGAATGCTTATGCGGAAACATTGAGACAATATGGACTACAAAGATTTATTACTCGTGGTCAATTTGCTACTTTTATTGGTAATGATATATCTAATACAGAAGTAGGCAAACGTGTTAAGACTGCTGTAGAAAGATTGCAGATGGGTGACCCAGCCATATTAAGGCAGTTACGTAGTTATTATGCCATTACAGATTCTGACATAGTTTCTTATTTCTTGAATCCTAAAGAAGTATTACCTGAACTAGAGGCTAAAGTTACTACTGCTGAAATTGGTGCTACCGCTGGACAGTTTGGATTAGATACTGGCTTAGCAAGAGCATCTGACTTAGAGCGTTATGGTGTTGATTTAGAAAGAGCACGTCGTGGCTATAGCAATATTGCACAATTATTGCCACGCACCACCACCTTAAGTGATATTTACAAACAAGCAGGAATTGACTATACCCAAACAACTGCAGAAGAAGAAGAGTTTAAGGGATTAGCATCTGCTAAAAGAGCCAGAGAAAAACTTTCAGAACTTGAAACCGCTGCATTTAGTGGCAGAAGTGGTTTAGGTAGAACATCGCTAACTGCTCAAGCAGGCGGCGCAATCTAGATTCCCGACGTGGACCGACCAGCCCCACGCGGTGTATAAGACTGGTAGCAAGAGCCAGCCTGTCAACCCCTGGACAGAACTGTGGCTTGCGACTAACTAACGATAGAAAGGGTGGTTGCTATGAGCAACAACTACTGGGATGAAGAAGACGACGAACAAGATACACCAGACCATCAACTGTCTGGCGATGACTTAGTTAAGAAACTAAGGAAAGCCAAGCGTGCTGATGAGAAGCGTATCAAGGAACTTTCCGAACAACTTGAAGGATTCCTCAAGGAGAAGAAAGAAAAAACCGTCGCTGATGTCCTAGCAAAAAAGGGAGTAAACGCTAAGGCTGCAAGACTTATTCTGAAAGATGTGCAGGAAGCCACTGAGGAGTCTATTGACTCTTGGCTCCGTGATAACGGAGATTTAATCGGCTATAACCCACAGGTTCAGAATGAAGATACGCAGCAGAATCTTGCGACTTTACGTCAGCAAGACATTCTTACCCAAAGCGGTATTGCTCCAGACAAAGCCGTAGACCTAGAGCGACAACTAGAAAATGTTGACTCTATGGATGATTTAATGAATCTTCTACGCAATTCCTAATCCGTTCATAGTCACTTGGAGGTGACAACTCAATGCCTAACGCATATACCGATACTGGCTCTACCTCTTTAGGTGGAACCGCTGGTGGTGCAGGTCTAGTACAGAAGGCGTATGACCGTCTTCTAGAGTTTGCTCTCCGTTCAGAACCACTACTTCGTTCTGTCGCAGACAAGCGTCCTGCTCGCCAAGCATTCCCAGGTTCAACTGTCGTTCTACAACGCTACGTTGACCTTGATGCAAAAACCTCTACTCTATCTGAGACAACAGACCCAGATGCAGTAGCGCTTACAACCCCAACTTCCGTCACCATTACTCTTAATGAGTACGGTAACGCGGTTCTTGTAACCCGTGCTCTTGAGTTATTCTCACTCGCAGATGTAGACCCAGCGATTGCAAATATTATTGCATACAACCTTGCTGATTCTATTGACAATGTAGTGTCAACAACTCTTACAAACGGAACAAACGTAATTTACGGTGGTGCTCGTACATCTACAGCAACCATCACTTCATCTGACACCATTGACTCAGCAGACATCCGTAAGGCTGTTGCTAAGTTGCGTGCTAATAAGGCTAAGGCTCGCCGTGGCTCTTATTTCTGGTGCGGTATTCACCCAGAAGTTTCACACGACCTTCGTGCAGAATCTGGAAACCTTGGCTGGAACTTCGTTCACGCACAAACTGCACCTGCTGCAGACAAGATTTGGGCTGGCGAAATCGGAGATTACGAAGGAGCATTCTTTGTTGAATCTTCACGTATCCCATCTGCTAAGGATGGTGCAGACCAGACTGCTCTTACTACAACCGCTGTAACCGTTGCAGGTACTTCAGCAGGCTTCACCTTCGGTGTTGCTTCGTCTTCAGTAATTGCATCTCGTGCAGAAGTTGGCGACAAGATTGCTGGAACTGGTATTGCATCTGGTGCAAAGATTTCCGCACTCAGCACAACTGGTTCTACAACCACAATTACTGTTGATACAGCAAACACTGGTGCAGTTACTGCAACCACAACTGTTACTGTAACTCCAGTAACCCGTGTATTTGATACTCTCCTCTGCGGACAGCAAGCACTTGCTGAGGCTGTTGCAGAAGAACCACACATCGTTATCGGAAACGTAACCGATAAGTTGATGCGCTTCCGCCCAATGGGTTGGTACGGCGTACTCGGCTTTGCACGTTACCGTGAAGAAGCGTTGTATCGTATTGAAACTGGTTCCTCAATCGCTGCTAAGTAGTTGATTGACTCTGTAGGGCAGGCATATTTGAAAAGTCTGCCCTACGGGGTGAGTTCACTAGGAGGACTTATGACTAATTGGTTATTCAAAACACCAACAGTAGAAGAAGGACCTGCTGGTCAGGCTCGTCTATTTGAGTTCTACAAGATTGACCGTGGCATTACTATTGTCAGAGATGTAGATGGTGACTATGCACAGGTTCGTTATCTACAAGATAGTGACTATGCAACCTATCCAGAGATTTATCAAGGTGGCTATAACCACACTGTAGATGATGCTACTAAGGCAGCACTTATTGCTGGCAATGTCGGAGTAACAGAAAGTAACTTTACTGCCCTATGAAGCACTGGGAATACCATCCTGAGTATGTAGACGGCTGCTTTGGATGCAAGGGGATGAGCGTTCAGATGAACGCAGGTGACGCTGATAGCCGAAGGGTTATGCCTAATAAAGCGTTTAACAAAGAATTGGATGCCTACAAAGAGGCGAGAGCCCAGGGTATCCAGCCAAATGGAACTTCTATGGCGAAGATTCAAGAGGCAGTCAAGGCTAGTGAGGTATTAGGCAAGCCGTATAACGGCAACAAGATGCCACCAGCCAAAGCAATTAACAAACAAACAGCAGCGGTAATGAAAGAAATAGGAGCATAACTATGCCAATGGTAAATGGAAAGAAGTTCCCTTACACAGCAAAAGGCAAGAAAGCAGCCAAGTCCTACGCAATGGGCGAGAAGATGGAATCAAAGGCTGAAAAGAAAATGGAAATGAAAAAGGGTATGAAGAAGATGGCAGCAAAGAAGAAAATGGCTGCTAAGAAAATGAAGAAGAAGTAATTATGCCAGGCAGAATTAGACCAGGGATGACTGGGTCAGAACGTATGAAAAAACAGCAGGCTATAGATGAAAGAAAAGCACAGTTGGCTGAAGACGCATACCGCAAAATGATTCAGCAAGGCAAAGTAACTCCAGTAAATAAAGAAAAAATCAAAGCAAAAATTGCCAAAGATTTTGGATTCTATCCATTAGGAGACACTAACTAATGAAAGCAAAAAAAGGAATGGGATTCAAAGCAGCCCAATCACAAATTGCCAAAAAGCAGGGTATCTCTATGGAGCGTGCAGGAGCAATCCTTGCGGCTGGTGCTCGGAAAGCCTCAGCAGCAGCCAAGAAGAAGAACCCAAACCTTAAGAAGGTTAAAGGTGCTATGAAGAAGGGTAAGAAGTAATGGCTGAAAAACCTTTTTGGCAGCAAGAAATGGAACGTGCTCAACGTGAAATTGAATCTGCTCGTAGTGAGCAAGCCAAAGAAGCATCTAAACAAATGCGTTCTGGAGAATCAAATAAATCATTAAAAAGCAAAACCCGTATCGGCAATCTAGCGCGACCTGGTCGTGGTGGTATGGCTGGTGGCGGTTTCTTGGACCAACTTAAATAATGTCTTCGGGTAAATATAAACCGCACCGCAAGTTTAACTCTGTTCAAATCAAAGATGGCTATGTGGTGCGGTTAAATAAAAATGGAACAGTAAAAGCAACACTAGGAAAGTATGGAGAATATGGCAAGCAAGAAAGACCCGCGGCTCGCTAGAGCAGGTGTCTCTGGTTTTAACAAGCCAAAGCGCACACCTAACCATCCTAAGAAATCACACATTGTTGTGGCTAAAGAAGGCAGTCAGGTTAAGACTATCCGCTTTGGTGAACAAGGTGCTAAGACTGCTGGCAAACCCAAGGTTGGTGAGGGTGACAGGATGAAGAAGAAGCGTGCATCCTTTAAGGCACGCCACGCTAAGAACATTGCCAAGGGTAAAATGTCTGCTGCTTACTGGGCAGATAAGGTGAAATGGTAATGGCGTATACCAAACCTGAACTCAGAGAGCGTATTAAGAACCGTGTAATGGCTGGCAGTAAAGGCGGTAAGCCTGGTCAGTGGTCTGCTCGTAAAGCACAGATTGTTGCACAGGAATATAAAAAGGCTGGCGGTGGCTACTCTGGCAGCAAGACCAGTAAACAAAAGTCTTTATCTAAATGGACTAAAGAAAAATGGGGCACTAAATCAGGTAAGCCAAGTACTCAAGGTAGTAAGGCTACAGGGGAACGGTACCTACCTAAGAAGGCTAGAGAAAAACTTTCTGCTGCTGAATACGCAAAGACATCCGCTAAGAAGCGGGAAGATATGCGTAAAGGTAAGCAGTTTTCAAAACAACCTAAGTCAATAGCAAAGAAAACGGCGAGGTATAGATAGTGGCAACGGGCACAGCAGGTAGTTCATTTACCAGCGAACTCAATCGCTTGGCTAATGGTGGGACATATCCAGCAATTACTGCATACAAGACAGCAACTCAGGCTGCCAATGATTATGCCGCTACCACAGGACTATCTCTTATTGGTGCCCTGAATAAGAAAGCAGATGTTAACCGCCAACCTAATAACTATAAAGCCCTTGGTGGTATCTGTAATGAACTGGCAGGAACTAGTGGGCTTTCTCCGACTGATGCTTTAAGGAGCATAAACCTATGACATATACCTTGGCACAGATGATGGACGAAGTCCAGATTAACCTATCTGGATATACCTATCAGCAAGACCGCTCTACATATCTTACTGCTGCTGTTACCACAACCACTTCTCCTAGTTCATCACCGCTCATTCTTAGCCTTGCATCTACTCAAGATATAGGCAAAGGTGTTATTGAGATTGATGATGAGTTGTTGTGGGTAGATAACGTAGACCGTGTTGCTAACACTGCAACGGTTTCACCGTATGGTCGTGGCTATTTAGGTACTACTGCTGCTACTCACGCGGTTGATGCAAAGGTAACTATCAGCCCAATCTTCCCACGGGCTAGCATTACCAAGGCTATCAACGACACTATTCACGCAGTTGGTAGCGCTATCTATGCTACGAAGCAGACTACATTTACATATAACGCTGCGGTTACTACCTATGAATTTCAAGACCTAGGCATTGAAAATATCTTGTCTGTCTCCTGGCAGGATATTGGTCCTACAAAAGAATGGATTAGAGTTAACCGCTGGACATTTGACCCATTTGCAGATGTAACTACCTGGGGTTCTAACAGCCAAACTATCACTATTGGGGATGTAATTATTGCTGGTAGAACTGTCAAGGTTATGTACGCAACTAGTCCAGCAGTCTTTACTGCAACTAGCCAAGACTTTGCTACACAGACAGGATTACCTTCCAGCACTAAGGATGTAGTAATTCTTGGCGCTGCTTATAGATTGTTGCAATATCTAGACCCAGCCCGTGCTGCTCAGTACAGCCCACAGGCTGATGAGATTGACGCTAAGCGTCCATTCGGTGCAAGCAATAATGCTGTCCGACAACTATTTGCTTTGTATACCCAGCGACTCAATGAGGAGCGAAACAAGCAACAGAATCAGTATCCACCACGAGTTCACTATAGCGCCCGATAGGAACATAAATGACAACACGTAAATACTCATCCCGCTCACAGCAGACTACGCTGACTGGAGCCATTACATCAGGTGCTACGTCTATGACTGTAGTATCGGGTACTGCGCTGCTAGGTGGTGTAACAATCTCAGCAGGTACTACCTTTACTTTGGTTTTGGATGTTGATACTGCTATTGAAGAAATTGTAGATGCCACTGCGGTATCTACCAATACCTTTACAATCACTCGTGCAATAGATGGTTCAACAGCGCAAGACCATAGCGCTGGTGCAGTAGTACGGCATATGGCAATCGGTCGTGATTATCGGGACGCTAATACACATACCGAAGCAGATGCTTACTACAATGACGGTGCTGGTGCTGGGCATACCTTGCACGGTATTGGTTCTGGCGAAGGTGTCGTAGTCGGTACCCTTAAGACCCAGACACTTACAAATAAAACTTTAACTAGCCCTACAATTTCTAACCCTACATTTACTGGCACACCATCGGCTGAAGCCAGCATTATCTTTGAAGGCTCTACAGCAGATGCCTATGAGACAACCCTGACTGTTGTTGACCCAACACAGGACAATACAATCACCCTGCCTAATACAACAGGTACGGTAGTCATTGCTACGGCAACACAGACACTGACCAATAAAACCTTGACGAGTCCTGTAATATCAGGTACGCCAACAATTACAGGTCTGTCCTCAGCAGGAATGATTTCATCATCTGCTACCCC